TCTAGTCAGTTTCAAGCTCTAGCTTACCGCTGCCAGGCTGCTCAAGCAGGATGCGGTCAGTGTCTTCCTTAAGCACATAGTCAGTAGTAAGACCAATTCCAAGTTTTGGAGTAATGGCCCCAGTGGTCACAAAATTGAAGTTAGAAACCGTCAGCTGGCCTGTCCCTAGGCCGATCGCGGCGTTGGTGACGATGCCCTTGAACTCAAAATAAAACTGGTCTCCTGTCGAGTCCAAGTTCTTGCCCTTTTGGACAATGTGCAGCTCAGCGTCAAACTCAGCCCCGAGCTTTTGCCGCAAGATTAACTCATGCAGATAGCTGGGCACGTCTGAGTCAACCGCCAGGCCAGCGATGTCTGGGTCGTAGTGAAACTGACATTCAATACTGCCGCTGCCGCTGATCAGGCTGCTTTCGTTTTTGCGGAACTCATCGCCCAGGGCAGTAATGTCTACAACCTCCCGGTCGTTGTTCAGCTCAAAAGAACGAACCAATCCCAGGATGTTGTAATCAGCTTGGACGCTTTTTACCTCAATCGGAATAGCCGTCGAGATGGCTGCCAAGGTGACTCTGCCTGTGCTTTGCCCGTTCAACGCATTAGCAAAGGTGTCGTAAAGGTAGATGCCGCCAAGCTCGTCAACGTTGATATACCAGTTACCGTCCGGCAGCTGACTTCCGCCGTCCCAGCCTGATGCGTCGATAAACGCAAGGTTTGCGCCGTTGGTGCTCTTGATCCGCAGCAGATCGCCTGTCAGCAGCATTTCCTGAGGGAAATCAAAGCTGAACCGCTTTTTCGTTACGTTGATGTCGCTGGGGTCAACCGTGCTCGAGAACGCAGTTGAAGGTGTGCTGCGCCGCAGCTTGACGACGCCTGAGTTGCCTACAAAGACGGTCATAGCGACTTGCTGGTGAAATCACCGCTCATTGTGTAGTTCACGTTGACGCGCATCACTTCACCGACAACGCAGGACAGTTCGGCACTGGTCAGCACTGCGTCAAACTCCAAAAACTTGTCGTCGAACTTGAGTTTGAGCCTGGCGGTCGTAGTGATTGAAATATCTGCTGTCGTGTCTTGATTTACTTGATTCAGCAGCTTCACGGGCGCGTCGTCGTAATACAGAACCGTTAATGCACCAGAGGCAGTGCGAACGCCGGTAGTGAATTCGCGAACGTCTTGACTCAAGGTCGTGACTTCAAGCGCATCGGTGTTAGCAGTCAGAGACCACTGCACAACCTTGGCAACGGCAACACCGCCCAGCTCGACACTGCCATCTTGACCCGCGTAATACTTAGCCATGATCAGGCACCCTCAAGCTCGCCAATGAACTCACATGTCACTGTAGACAGTCCTGGCTTAACGCTTGTAACTGATGGCGGTGATGCGTATTTCCACTTCAAGGCGCTGTTTGTCTCGCGGATAAAAGGGACCAAACCCGTTTCCTCACCACCAACCACATTGCCCGCACCAGCGGCCACATTGTCAGTGGTGAACTGGGCGTAGTTATCGCCCTCCATCACTTCCACATAGTTTTTCAGCACCTCTGCTGCGTCTCCGTCTGTAATGTTTGAAAACGTCAGCGACAAGCGGCTGTTGGTCCGCTGGTTGCCGTATCGCACGCGGACTACAGCTCCGTTCTGCGCTTGGAACTGCGTCTCAGGAAAAACGCCAGGCGTGTACGACCTTGCGCTAGGGACCAGTGCCGGAAAACTAATCGCGGTCATCTGAACTCGGCAAGAACTGGTCGAGATCCAGGTTGATTGTAGCCAGTGAACCGGTGGGCGTTAAGGGCTGGTGCGTGCCGGTCACGTCAACATAGCCCTCATCATCGACAGTCAAGCTGTCGATGCGATAAACACGTTTCAGCTCATTTTTCATTTTGAGGGTAAAAATTGAGTTGAAGAAAGTTTCATCTCCTGTCTTCATACCAGCAACAGGCATTTGTCCTTCAATAACGCTTTGCTCTCCTGAACGAGGCTTCCAATAAAAAATATCGTAATCGGGTGCATCAATTAGTTCAGCAGTTGCTGTTATGTTCCCTTCGCCATCGACACTGCCGTTGTAGAAACGACTTGTATGCGTTGCGTTTGAGATAACTTTGATGTAATCGCCAGCGTTCAAAGCCATAGCAGAACTAGGCGTAGTCTTAAAACTAATCGTGTGGTCAATGTGCTTGCGTGTAGTCAAGGTGTAAAGGGCAATCGTTTGGGCATGGAGCCGATTAGTGCAAAAGCTGGTCAAATCAATAGCGTTCTCTGGGTCTGTTTCTGACCCGCCAAACTGATTCTTGAAACGGAACCGCAATGTTTTTTGCTCTGAGAATCCGTTGGGCTCCTCTTCTCTGTAAGCCACAACCGCCTGCGTAAGCTGCCGCTCTTCCGGCTTCAAAAAACTGACTTGCATATCCTTCATATTGCCATCAGTAAATAGTGCTTTGATCTGTTTATTTATGTCTTGAGTGTGCTGTATTTTGTAATTGACACTGTTGTAAGGAACAGAAGGCTCCAAAGAAAACTTGCCGCCAACAACTTTGAAGTCAAGCAAGTTAAAAGCAGCGTTTTGGTGGATAAACTCGCGCAACGCAACTTTATCTTCAATTACTCCGTCGTATGTAAAACCGTTCGCATAGCAGAACTTGGCCGCAATAACCATTGCATCACGGTCTACAGTCTCTGCAGGGATCTTCTGACCTGCGCCGATGCGCTTGTTGACAAGCAAGTTATAGGCAATCTCTGCAAAATTATTAGTTGGTGCGGGGTCTGCGCTGAGGGATGCAGTTTCACCGCTATCAGTAATCAGCCTCTCTACCTTAATGCCTTGCTTGATATACGCAGTTAGCTGACCCATTGAGGTCCAGTCGCGCCCAGCCAACACACGCAAGCCAAGCAACGACAGATCATTGTATTGAACCTCATCCAATGTGACTTGGTCTGACTTGGTTCCAGGTCGCACCAATTCATTTACGAACGCCACAATGTGCTCGGGGCCATCTTGGTGGCTTGTCCGCTCTAGCTCGTACTTAGGAAAATCTGCAATCGCATCTAATGGGTTTAGGTGCTCTCGGCCAGGGACCTCAACAGTCTGATCGCGTACAGCTTGAATCTCAATGCTTACTTCAGTGCCGTCCCCAAAGGTGTGGGTTAGGACTTCACCTTGCTTATACCCTGAGCCGCCGTCACTGACCTGCCATTGCCACTTCCCTGTGCCAAAGCTTGAAGCATTGATTTTCAGGCCAGTTCCACTTCCACCGGAGAGTGAATACTCGGCAGGCGAACCGCCTGGCGCATACGCTCTCTGCTCAACACGTTCATATCGTTCAATCTCAAACAGATCACGAGCAACCTCGTTTCCTGCGCCATATTGACCGACTTCAACGCTTGCAAAATCTGTCAGCGTTGGCTCTTGATACTGGACGCGATAAATCGGGAACACATTGAACTTTTGCGTTTCATCCCTGTATACCCTGTTCGCACCTTGCCTGTACTGAATCGGGTTTGCCTCAGTTGCTTCTAGGCCAACGGTTACAGATTCACCGTTCCAACGGGCGCTGAAACTGCCTCCGTCGAAAGCAATTACATAAAAAACAAATGCTTGGTAACGTTCACCGTTGTTGTTCGGAGCGTCCGCAACGACTCTGATTGGGTCGTTTGGCACCAATAGCTGCTTTGATTCTGATCCTTGCCGATACAGGGCGTTTAGGTTTTCCTGCCCTGGCTGTTCAAACAAGCTTAGGCTCACTTCATTGCCGCCAACGATCAGTTGCGTTGCCTGAGACGTAGAACCAAATTTGACGTAATTGTGGTTCGACAGCGGCGTTCCTTCAGTAATAAAGGGCAATTCCTGTGTTGATTGCCATGTCCCTACAGTGGCAGGAATTGTACTAATTTTTGTTGAACCTTTGCGATAGATATACCCATCTGTTTCAATTACCTCTAAGTCTTTTTTTACTCCTCCCCAGGCAGCGTATGTTGCGCCATTTACGGTAGGGTTGTTTACATTGACAAGTACTCCATAGTTAAGGAACACATCGTCGTTATTAAAATCTACTGCTTTGCTTTGAAGCTGAAAGCTAGTGCCAATAGGATCTTCACCAATTAGCTTGTCTGTGCCTTCCTTAGTAAATTTGTCGACAATCCCAGTTACTAAAACGGTCTCGCCTTCAATACTTTGAAACTCAAATTGAACATTTGAAACGCTGGCTCTCGTAAGCGTTGTCCTTCTGCCTGTATAGCTAATAATAAAATCTCCCTCTTGGCGTACATCAGTCCTGCCCTTACCTTCAAGGAGATTAACAGTGAATGTTTTATAAAAATAAAGTTCGCTGAAAAACGCGCCAGGTACAGGCACTAACCTAAATTCATACTCACCAAAAGGATGTGTAATCCTTACGGTGTTAAATTGTGGCTGAGGGTTGCTACCTTTAACAGCAAAGTATTCGCCGGGCATAATATCCGTAAACACTGTGTCAGTGCTTGTATTGACATCCCTAAGTTCAAGCCGGAAAAAACTATAGCGAGTCAGATAGGCCGAAACTCGCCCCAACGAGAAAGGCTGCCTATCTTTCTCAAATTCTCGCAGTGTTTCTGCGTCTGGTTCACTTTGTACGTTAGCAAAATTCTCTATTCGCTTGAACACTATGCTCTTGATGCCAATCTCTGTTTGATGGCATTTTCTGTTATTAGTTACTGTGCCAATGCTTACTTCCTGTAGGTGTGTGGCGTAATAAGGGACGCTGCCAGGTGTTGTTGCATTAACGTTTGCTAAATTACTAACACCTTGCTCCAGACACTTAAATTCAAATTGCTTTGTCGGACGATCCTCGCCGCTAACTTCCCACGGTATATCGGAGCGGATGTACTGGCACCTTAATAATGCAGTGCCGAATAAGAACAAGTCTCCTATTGCAATTTTTGTATCTGCATCAATAGCACGCTGATCTATCGCTGCATTGACGTCACTTAGGCCAAAAGGCGGAAAGCCGTCTGGGTCTTCACGATCTTGTCCGATGGTAAACACCAACTCATCATCTTTAAAAATGACAACGGGAACAGCCGACTCAGGATCTGACGCATATATAGAAGAACCACCGCTTGCACGATGAAGCTCATTCATCGCCATGCGGCCAGAGTAGGGAGTAACTAATTTTTGTCGTTTGTTAAAAAGCTTGCCCTTACTCTTTTTCATAAGTTGCACAATATCGTAAGGAATGTGATACAAAGCCCCGTTAGGGATTGGATTATGGCAACCAAAACTAGTCTGGGAAGATGGTGTGCGTGCCCCGCAGAACAATCCTGTAAACGTGTCTGCTATGCGGTCATACGCTTGAAAAACGTCGTCATGCTCTAGTGGCGGCAAGCTGCCCCCGTTGGTGATTGCATTTGACTCGTTTATTCGACCGCCTTTTTCAAGGTCGGTATAAAGCTCAGGGTTGTTTTTGAAATACACCTTGTAGCGAGAGTCGTGGTAGCTACGCAGCAGCTGATCGCCAATCGCAAACCCTTCAGGGTCAGGCGTTGTCAAAGAAGCCAATCCCAAGGTCGTCAGCATTTTCAACTCTTGGTGGGTGCCTCTACTAAGGAGCTGCGACCAAAGCAGCATTGCTTTGACGCGAACACCCCCGAAAAAACCATCAGGGTCAGCGGGATCGACGATCTGCTTTGTGAACACCAAAGGAATAATGCTTCCTAACGCTGCGATGTCCTGCAAGCTGTCAAAGCTAAACAGCTCAACAAATTTTGTCTGCCCACGGACATCAGCGGTGCGAATAGCTGCCGGGTCTGGCCCAGGAGGCTCAGGCGCAAGCAGCACAGAAGCTGCTGTAAAAAGCGCACCAACACCAATGTTGATTAACGCATAGGTAAGAGGATCTAAACCAGTTGCATTGATCTCAGGAATCAGGTCATATTCGGGGCTGCGTTCTTTGGCTTTACAATCAGCAAGACGGCAGAAGTGCCAATACTCTTCAAGCGTTAGCCCCAAGGCATCAATAATCTGCTGCTCTACCGGCAGTAAAGAGCGGCGGGAGTAAGACCGCTTGATGGGATCCATATCACTTGACGATCCTTGAATTGCAGCCATCCGTCGTCATAGAAAGCAGCAAGCCCATAGCTGCCGTCAGCAGCGTGGACAAGCCCGATTGTGCCTACTTTAGCGGCATCCGTTTTTGTGCCCCATAACTCAAGCTGTTCCCAAAAGACTGAATAGTCTTTGGCCCGCAGCCTTCTGTACCAAGAGCGCGGTGGTGTTGGCGAGCTGATCCCGTACCAAGTCAACACCGCTTTTGACAAGGTCAGGCAATCAGCTGCACCATGCTTTTCAGGCGTTGCTCCTAGCCTGTAGGGCAGCCCAATCAGCTCGCAAGGGTCAATCAAACGTTGCTGATGCGAGAGCTTACAGGCAACGCACCAACGTTTTTGGAGAGCAGCACTTTGTTAGGCACAAACGAAGAAATAGCATCAATGGATGAGCTGAGGTTCAACTGCACAGCTTCGACGTTGTAATTCAGGCCAGACGCAATCCAATACTCAGTTGTCAAAGTGCGACTGGGCGCAAATGTCGTCGGGTGCATCAACACCGTGTTGACCTCGACCAAATAACCGTTTTCTCTAGCTTCCTGGGCGTAACCAATGCTGATTGCATTGGCAGCAAACGTAAGGCTGCTTTCGATGTTGTCACCAGAAATAGCCTTTGTCGCACCGCTATAGATAAACGGCAAAAAATCAAAGGACTTTGAATCGTATGTGATCGCACTGGTCGTAGTGCTGTTTTGAAACGCGAAATGTTCGATGCTTGTGTTCTCGCTATCGCTAAAGCGAATAAATGTGGTGATGGCTTCGAGTGTCATACGCCAACCCTGCTACGAATACTGCGCTTGTTCACGAGGTCACTGTAGACATTGCGACGGCCAAGCTCTGCACCGCGTTTTGCAGCCTGCGCCATGCCGCGTTCAAACTCAGCAGCAGTGACGTAGTTGACGTTATTGATTCGCTCAACGCTGTAGCTCACGTCGATAGAACCACCGCCACCAGTCATGCCGCCAGAAGCATCACCACCCGGGCCGTCAGGGATAACAGCACCACCGCGAGCACCACGGGCATAACGCCCCATGGCTTCGTTCATTTTGCTGGACGGGATGACGTATTCAGGCTCACCACCCTCTCCGACAAGAGCAGGCGTAGGACCACTGACGTAACCGCCTTCTGCCATCCCAAAACCAGGAATCCCCAAAGACTTGCCAAGCCCGCCGATGCCTGCATTGAGGAACATTCCGCCCAGTTGTTTGAGGATGCCGGAGAACGATTCTTTAAGTGACTTGGCACCTGTGATGGCGTCTTGGATGCCTTGAACCAGACCAGCCTGAATGGTCGAGCCTATTTGTTCCTGGAACTCCTTTAGTTTTTTCGCAGCTTCAGCCGCCTTGTCGTCTAGTTCTTTCTGCTTTTTCTTTTCTTCTGTGATGTTGTAATTTTCTTGCAGAAGATCTTGGATTGCCTTTACTTCTTTTTCTGTTAGCTCTGGAAACCTTTGTTTGATGTCAAGCTTGTCAAACTCAAGCTGCTTCAGCTTGCGGGCTTCTTCAGTGCCTAAAGCGTCAAGCTCGTTTTGACGTTCAAGCTGTTGAGTCAACTTTGCTGCGGCCTGTAACTGCTTCTCCCGCTCTGTGAGTTTTTCCTTTCCTTGATCTTTGCTGTCCTTAGTTGCGCCACTCAAGGCATTGTTAGTCTGCTGAATTGCGTTTGCAGCTGCAGGCTGGGAGCCGGGTTGCTGCTGTACTGCTCCACCAATAACAGCAAGCTCTTTGATGCCCTCGGCAATCCCTTGCCCTGCCCGTTTTATTTCGCCAACTACACCAGAAACGGCATCGCCTAAAAAACCCGTGACCGCCTTGAAACCTTTGCCTGCCTGCTCAATGATGAACTGAATTGGGCGTGGAATGTTCGCGTAAAGGTTGGCCAGCGTGTCTCGTATGGTCGCGCCAAGGTCGTTGAAGATGCCGACAATGCCTTCCCTAATGCCGTTGGCAAAGCCAATGACATTACTGAGGGTTGATACAGCCAGATTGCCAGCAACGCTGAAAAATCCAGTGATGGCTTTGGTCGCAAAATCGACGCCATTCATTACTGCCTGGAATCCTTGCTCTAGCTCATAAGCCAGGTTTATGTTTTCCCCAAACGGGGCAAGCTCTTTGAAAAACGCTTGAACACCAGAGACCAAGCCACGAACAGGAGCCAGCACTAATTTCAACGCTGCCCCAAACACTTCGACAGTGACGGCAGCCACTTGAAATGTGCCTTTCAACAGCAAGCCAAGCTCAGACCCATCAGCAAAGATATTTGTAAACGCTGTCTGCAGTCGCT